ACGAGCCCGCATCTAGTGATCAGATGCTACCCAATAATACAGCACCATCTGCTATAAAGTGCGGATTTGTCGGTGTGGGCGGCGGCGGTGGAAAGATAGCAAAGGCATTTCTCGATTTAGGCTTTAGTAAGACACTTCTTCTAAATACAACTGAAAAGGACCAGCCGGATGGAGTCTCTGAGGAGCACTTTCTTCTCTTGCCAGGAGCCGACGGAGTTGGAAAGGATATAGCTCTAGGAAAGAAGGTTTTAGAAAACAATGGAGCTCTCGTCGAGGATACTCTTCGAACTCGACTTGGAAAGGTTGACTGGGTCTTTGTCCTCGCGTGCGGCGGCGGCGGAACGGGAAGCGCTTGTCACATCCTCCAGGAATCATTTGAACGATATTTAAAGTCCGTAGGTGGTGCAGGTCATGTTGTTTATATTATAACAAAACCAACAGCACAGGAGCTCCTAAACCCAACGATACAGACGAACTATGAGTCGCTCATGACAGATGTAGCCCTACACCCACACGTTCTCATTGATAATGAAAAACAATTAACTCTTCTCAGAGGGAAGGTGGGAATGTTGGGACTATATCCCACAGCAAATAGAAATTTTGCAAAGCTACTTCATCAGGTTCTGAAGCTAGCAAGTGAAAATTCTCCAATTCAGTCATTCGATTCAAAGGACCTTGAGAGGGTTCTTTCAACAACGGGAAGGATGGTAATTGGGAGCACCGTCGCTAGAGATGTTAGTAAGACAGACCTGGGAGCAGCGCTATATCAGGGATGCCTAAGATCCTCTCCGTGTCCAAGTCCCGCCGGAAGAGCATCAACGGGAGTTATGCTGCTCATAGTGACGCCTCAGATGGCATCTGATCCCGGCGTGAGTAAAAATCTTGAGGCAGCCTTCTCATATGTCGGAGGAAGGACAGATACCCTATTCTCAGGAGTTTATGTGAAGCAACCGCTGCCAGGTCTTATCGCAATATCTGTTATAGGCGGGTTTTAAGTAATGACAACACATGAGGATAATATCTCAGCGCTTAATTCTGTTCTTAATGGATTGAGACTCGCACAGTCAAGAGGTACTTTTTCACTTGAAGAATCAGCAATACTTTACCATAATATTCAAACACTTGTCAAATCACTTAACCCTAATGTAGATCAAGATCAAAATACCAATCTTTCGCTTAAAGGTGATGGCAAAAAACAAATATTAAGCCGTCCTGAGGAATAGATTTCAGCTAAGATTCTGATCCACGGTCCACACCAAGAAGATTAGAACTTTTTATTTCCTACTTACATGATTTAAATAGTGTAAAAATATCAGCCCCTATCGCATCTATTTTCTTGAGTGTGTGTGATTTAGAATAGAAACCTGATTTATCATAGATATTTATGTATAGATGATATTAGGGGTAATTTGTGGCGACATTTTCAAATACAGGTAGTCCGACACCGTTTGGTATTTTTGATACAAATTCTGAATTCAAATCAGAGGCTGATCAAATAGTCGTATTTGTCAAAAGAAAGCTGGGGGATGACATACTCAGTGTAGAATTGACCAAAAAACAAATTTGGGCCACATTCGAAGAGGCCGGTCTAGAATTTAGTTCACTTCTTAATCAATATCAGGCAAAATCACAACTAGTTCAATTTCTAGGGATGCCAACAACGGGCTCTATGGGAGCAATGTCTGGATCTGAGGGGAAGTATCCCAGGGAAAATCTTGACTTTTTAACAAGATTCGCAGAGCCATATGCTTTTGAAGCTGGTGTGGGCGGATCGTATAATATGATATCAGGATCAATAGCACTAGAGGCAAATCGACAGGATTATGATATCTATACAGAGCTGAAGTCAGGAGGAAACCTAGTATTTTCCTCTAGCCTAAACCCGCTCAGAACAAAAATACAAATAAGTGAGGTATTTCACTTCAGCCCACAAGCAGCATATAGATTTTTTGATACAACATCAGCAATTAACTATCTGAATAATGAATTTAGCTTTGAATCTTTCACGCCTGAGACAATTTTTTATGTTCTTCCTGTATTTGAAGATATATTAAGGGCTGGGCAACTTGATATATCAAATAGAGTACGACGATCAAACTATTCGTATAAAGTTATTGGAACAAAAATTCGAATTTATCCAATGCCGACGACAGATAGTAATCCAAAATTTTTATTCATAAGGGTAAGATTCTTTTCTGACCCCCTAAAACCAGCATATCAAGATGACACAATAAAGGGAGTTTCAAATATATCTGACATTCCGTTTGGAGTTCTTGAGTACAGTAATATTAACAGCATTGGAAAGCAGTGGATAAGACAGTATTCTCTAGCCCTGTGTACAGAATTATTGGGGCAGATTAGATCTAAGTTTGGATCGATTCCAATTCCGGGGGCAGATCTATCACTAAATGGTACCGCACTAGTAACTCAGGGAAGGGAGGATAAGGACAAATTAAAAACACAATTAAAAGAGATGCTTGAGACAATGACTTATGATAAATTAATGGAGACTGCAGCTGCAAGAGCAGAATCAATTAATAAGCAGTTGAAATACGTGCCCATGCCCAACGGCTGGTCAATATTTATGGGATAAGCGATGTCAAGACTATTTATAACGCCAAGAGAGATAAACTTTATAAATGATATCGGCAAAGAGATCGTTAAGGATGTCGTGGGCCAAAAAATATATTATTTCCCAATATCTGTAAAGAAATCTAGAGTTCATGATGTGTATGAGGAGTCTCCTCACAAGGTGTTCGAAAACCCTATAGAAATAGGTGCGTTAGTCAAGTATCAGCCTCAGGACATAAGGGCCAACATATTTGGAAGTGAAGAATTTTATACAATCGAGGTCTATATCCAGAAAAGAGATATGATAGATAAGGGTATAACAATATTAGAGGGCGATTTCTTTAGTTACGGATCTGTTTTCTTTGAGGTTATTCAGGCACCAGACTCTAACACCATATACGGTGAGATAGAGCATAAGTCATTTATGACAATAATAGGTAAGCAGGCAAGAAAGGGTCAATTTGACGCGAAAGTTTTTGGACCCACAGACGAAAGCTATTCTGATCCAGACGCTGTCCAAAAAGAATTCGATCAGCAGAGAGGATTTAAGCGTGATGCAGGCGGGAAGATTACAGGAGATGTAAGAGAATTACAGAAACTAGGTGTTCTAGACAAGCCAATCACTGGACCATCTTCAGTTTCACCTAAGGGAGATCCGCAAGGCGTGGGTTCAGCATTTTATGGAGACGATGAATGACAATAAGAAAAATAGATAGTGGGTATGAGGGAGAAGTTCCTGATAATTTTTCGATACCAGAGTCTGGTATCGAAGAGATGGATCGCTCTCTATTTGACCTATTTGACAAAAGACTTGCGTTTCAAGTAAAAATAGATGATCAATCATCTAAGGTTCCAGTTGTATTTTCAACAGGTGAGAGATTTGCATTGACTAGAAGAGCATCTCCAATAAGGGATAAAAATAATGCTCTAATACTACCAATAATATCCATTCATAGAATGGGGGTGGATACATCACCACAACAAGGTGGGTATGGTACACCTATTGCATATAGAGATCAACAAAGCTATATTGTTAAAAAGAGATTAGATAAGCGGGACAGAAACTATCAAAAACTTATTAATAAGATGGGGCTGAAGAATCAAAGTAACGTCGCATCAAGAGCTAATTTTGCTTCAAATAATATTTACCCGGGAAATATAACAAAGCCGGGAAAGGTTTCGTCTAGAAGAAATGGAAAAAATTTAACATTTATTGACAATCCTACGGGTGATCTTCTTCGTCCCAATATTGGAAATAATATCTTTGAAATCATAACTCTTCCATATCCGACATTTTTAACCATAACTTACGAGATAACTTTCTGGACACAGTATATGACACAAATGAATCAGATAATAGAGACAATGCTGGCACAGTTTGATGGACAGGATTATGCATTCAAAGTTGTATCTAGGACAGGGTACGAATATGTGGCTTATGTTAAATCACCTCTTAACAATAATGATAACTTCGCAGACTTCTCTCAGGATGAAAGAATAATAAAATATTCATTTAGTATGGTAATGCCAGGTTTTCTTCTAGCCACAGATCATTGTGGAATGCCAACACCAATTAGAAAATTTTATTCAGCTCCTCAAATAGAGTTTGGATATATTCAATCAAGCACACAAGTTGTTAAAAAGGATTCATCACCGGAGGGTCAGGGAGATATAAATAAGTTTATATTATCTGATGTGGAAAATATCAATAAGGACGGAAGCAGTAAGGGAATGAGGGGCCAGGGTAGTGAAAGATTAGTTGATGTGATAAAAGATCCATTTACAAGTGAAGAAAAGACAAGGCTCGTTAGAGTATTAACTCGTAATCAGAGACAAGGTGAAACTGTTGCGAGTTCAAGAATTACAGTTGATCTAGAAACTACCCTAGATACGACACGTGATTGAGGACTTTTCGTAGTTTGAGCGATAGTTATAACTGTAGAAAGTCGTACAGGAGATCTATTTAATGGCCGAGCAGACATTTAAATCACCAGGTTTCTTCGAGCGTGAAATCGATCTCTCACAGAGAGAGTCTGAAATCGTCGGAGTGCCTGCAGGCGTCGTAGGGACATCAGAGATGGGCCCCGCCTTTGTGCCGGTTACTGTTGGTTCATTTTCAGACTTTGAAAGAAAGTTTGGAAGCTTAAACCCCATACAGTTTGGACCGTATGCAGTTAGAGAATTTTTTAAGCATAAGACAGCACTGACATATGTAAGAGTTCTAGGAGCAGGATCAAATGATACTGCATCTGATTTCTCTAAGACGAGATCAGGAGGAGTTGTAAAGGCAGCTGGTTTTGAGATAATTGGAACAAAGTCAAGCCTCTCCCAGGGCGGGGGATCTCAGGGAAGATTCCAGGGATGCGTTCAGTTTGTTGTAGCAAAACACAAGGTGGACGATGCACATGAGCAGTATGGATTCCCACTATTTACACAAAATAAAACATATGACCTGAAGGATGGAGATGATTTTGTCTATCTAGTTCGAGGAATGCTATTTACTCCAACGGGATCTAGATTTGAAATCTTATCATACGCAACTTCAAGCTATACCCCGTATAAATCAGCCAATAACGATTTAGCCAGGGTGAATACATTAGGGGAGTTTAAGCTAGTATTATCATCATCAACTGATGCCTTTGCATCAACTGATGGATATGCAGGAATAAAGATTTTTACTGCTTCACTCGATCCAGTATCTGATAGCTACATTGGAAAAATTCTTAATACAGATGCTGAAAGATTTGGAAGTGATGAGCACTTGCTATATGCTCACTTCCCAGTTGAGGCCGAATTAGCAAATGTCGATGTGGCAGATTCTTCCGGTGCTTCGACCAGGCCACAGGTCGCATTAGTTTCAGGATCGCAGCTCACCTCTGCCAAGGCGGGAATATCTGGAATAAGTTTTCTTGATGCCTTTGGACGATTTGATACAAGATACAGTGCGGCAAGAACAACAAGCTTTATATCGCAGCCCTACGGAGAGAAGGAGTATGATCTATTCCACTTCGAGTGCATATCAGACGGAGCTGTTGCAAATGAGAAGTTTAAGATATCAGTAAAGAGTCTAAGAAAATCAACAAATCCAGCATCTCAATTTGGAGAGTTTACAGTTGAGGTAAGATCATTTGGTGACACTGATACATCACCCCAGGTATTAGAGTCTTACACTAAGTGCACTCTTAATCCTCTTGATGATGATTATATAGCTAAGAAGATAGGTGATTTCAAGGCATATTATAATTTTGATGCACAGATAGAAAGTGAAAGAAAGATGATGATCTTTGGTAAGTATCCAAATAGATCTAATAGAATTCGTGTCATCATGAATAAGGCTGTAGAGGGCGGAGATATTCCCTTTGATGCTCTTCCATTTGGGTTTAGAGGATTTCCATCACTAAAGACAAATGACACCCTAACAGATAACACGACTGGATCTAATAGGGAACTAAACGCTGGAGGAGTATCATCTAGAAGATTCACATTTGTCTCCGGAAACATGCCTGCAAATTCCACCTATGGAACGGTTGTGAGCAGACTGTCTGGTTCAGTTCTTCCTCCTGTGCCATATAGATTTAAGGTGACGAAAGGAGAGGTAAAGGCACGCGGATCTAGCTGGACAGGTCAGGCAGGAGATAATGAGAGAGTTGATGCAAGGTATTACTGGGGTGCGAAATTTACAAGACTTCCAAGAACAGGAACATACAGTAATGCTGTGCTAAGAGCAAATGCTTCATCGGAGATAAATGATCTCTTTAGAAACTATTCAAAATTGCTTGGAATTGTAAAGCTCGATAACGCTGTGACGGGGGTAGGAGCTGATCAATTCAATGATAATAAGTTTACTCTCTCTAGGGTTGCTCTTGTAAATCAGATCTCTAACGACTCATCTGGAAATCCAAGCTTACCGGCAACAGCAAATACCTATCTAACTGGGACAGCCAAGGACCACATGTTGAATACAGCATACATTAGAAATGGAGTTCCTGATGCCGCTAATTACACAGTTTCTGATGGATCGATTACTGGCAGGTTAACATTTGCGTCGCTGCTATCACTAACGTCGTCCGTTTACTTTAATAGATTTAGTGATTATGCCAAGTTTACAAACTTTATGTATGGTGGATTTGACGGTCTTAACATATTAAACTCTGACATGGCACGAATGGACGATAGGGCAACCTCATCAGATACGGGTGGCTTTGCATCAGGAGGGACTCTTGATATCGGTCTAAATACGGCTGCAAATACATTTGGAACTGGAAAGACAAACTCAATTGTTGCATCATACAGAGCAGCTACAGATATTTTAACTGATCCAATGGTATCTAGAGTTAATATTATTACAATCCCGGGAATTAGGGATTCAGCAATCACTGATCATGTATTTAGTAGACTGAAAGATTACTCTAAGGCATTCTATGTCGCTGATCTGCCATCGTACAGTGCATCTGGAAAGAGGCTATACAGTGATTCATCTGACCTGCCAAATGTATCTAAGACGGCAGAGCAATTAGATTCAAGAGCACTAGATAACAATTTCTCAGCCGTATATTTTCCAGATGTTACAATAAACGATCCTATCAATAATAGGCCTGTGAATGTTCCGGCGTCTATTGCAGTTATGGGAGCTCTCGCGTATAACGATAGCGTGGCTTATCCGTGGTTCGCACCGGCAGGATTCAATAGAGCGGCTCTAGACTTTGTAACAAACGTCAAGGTTAGACTAAATCAGGGAGACAGAGATGAGCTCTATCAGGCAAGAATAAATCCAATAGCAACATTCCCACAGGCGGGGTTTGTGATATTTGGACAAAAAACTCTTCAGCTAGCAAAATCAGCTCTTGACAGGGTCAATGTCAGAAGAATGTTACTAGAGGTCAAGAGAATAGTTGTCAATGTGGCCAATAGAATAGTATTTGAACAGAACACTCCCCAGACAAGGGCAAGATTCGTAGCACAGGTTACACCGCTTCTGTCGACAATTCAAAGCCAGCAGGGAATTGATCAGTTCAAGATTATAATGGATGCTAGTAATAACACACAAGAGGATATTGAGAGCAACATTCTTAATGGCAGAATTGTTGTTGTTCCGACTCGAGCAGTTGAATTCATAGCAATAGACTTTATCATAACTAATGCTGGCGTTAGTTTCGAATAGGGAATACATATAAATGAATCGGAGAAGTGATAAATGTCTGAAGTAACGTTTAAAAGCCCGGGAGCCTTTACCAAGGAGATAGATCTTTCACAGCCAAGTGTGGGATCTCCCATTGGGGTTCCCGGAGGTGTTATAGGCACATCAGATAGAGGTCCCGCTTTTGTTCCAATCACTGTTGCAACATACACTGGTTTCGCATCAGTTTTTGGAAATACAGACGGTGAGAAGTTCGGACCGTTAGCTGTTAACGAGTTTCTTAAAAATGCTCAGGCGCTGACGTATCTGAGAGTTCTTGGAATAGGAAACGGAAAACAAAGAAGTGCCTCCACCGGTGAGGTGACAAACGCTGGATTCGTCGTGGGAAATAGAATGGTTCAGGCGAATGGTCTGGTCGCCGCCAATCCCAAGGCATCGTCTGGCAGGAATGACTTGGGAAGAACATTCATCCTCGGCTGCTTCATGTCAGAGTCTAATGGTTCGACAATCTTTAGTGATGCTGGGATTCAGAATTCCAATGTGACAGCCGCGTCAGTGGTTGTTACAGTCGCAGGGGCTGTCGGCCTGGATGAGACTCTCACGATAACCGACACCGCCGGCAAAAGTGTAGCGTACATAGCAAAGGGTGTCCAGAGCCTGGTTGCAGATCCTCCAGAGTTCGATCGAACCGCCGCTGGCGGGGCGAATAATGTCGCCGCCTCTATCAAGGCGTGTATTGAGAGCGCAAATGGCCATCCTACGACACTCACTGTCTCTGCAGCTTCTGGCGGTGTAATCACCGTAACTCAGGATGTCGCCGGCTCTGACGGAAACTCTGCATGCGATGCTAGCTCTGTCACCAACCTCACAGCTGTTGGCGGAGCTGATTCAACCGCTAACCAGTTTGACGGCGGGTCGAACGCAAGGCGCCCAGCGCAACCAATTGTTCGAGGGATTCTAATGACCCCCTCTGGTGTTATTGCCACCCTATCTGGAAACTTCTACGCCAATGGTAGCGCGAAGCCAGGAGGATCAACAGTCTATAATCAGGCGGAGGCAGTAGCAAATATACAGGGTGGTATCTCCGGGGCGATGAATATGGCGAATCAGAGATTCACTCTCCTTCTTAATGGTCACAAGCCAACCGGAGAAAATCCTAACGTTTACACATGCTCATTTGATCTTCAGGCTAACTCATACTTTTCAAATGTTCTTAACTCAGATCCCACAAAGATAGAGGAGGCAGGACACCTGCTCTACGGTCACTATGATATTGATCGGAGCCTTGCTGTAATAACTGGATCGGAAATCCTAAGCAACACGATTGATTTTAGCAAGGGAGCATCTGGAACATGGGAGGATATAGCATTCCTCACAACTGGCTCTAGGGCTAGAAATACTTCAGGGGCAAGACAGCCCAACTATGAGTCATTCGTGGATAGGTTCACAACTCCAATAACACCATTCATAACCTCTCAGGTCTTTGGGGCAGGGCCGTATAACCTCTTTAGAGTTCAGTCTCTTGATGATGGATCATATGCAAATACACTAATCAAGATATCAATTGAGAATATACAGCCTTCAAACTCAGATACATATGAGTATGGCACATTCGATCTAATTGTTAGAGAATTCTCTGATAATGACTATGATAGAAAGGTTCTTGAGGCGTGGAGGGGACTAAGCTTAGATCCAAATAGTGATAAGTATGTCTCACGAGTGATAGGGGATCAACGAGCGTATTTTGACTTCGATCAGGCAGACTCATCGCAAAAGATGGTCGTAACGGGAGATCACC